TTATTCAATCGAGGAATCTGCTGATACTTTAGAAGATACTTCAATGGGTGATTCTGCTAGAACATATAAATCATCATTGACTTCTTTCTCAGGAAGTTTAGATGTATTTTGGGATGAGACTGATACTAGTGGTCAAGGTGCTTTAACCATTGGCTCAGAAGTAACTCTTAATGTATATCCTGAGGGAGATGCATCGGGTGATAGTTATTATACTGGTTCAGCTATTGTTACTGGTGTTTCAAGAAGTGCATCATTTGATGGATTGGTTGAAGCTAGTATTTCAGTACAAGGCAATGGTGCATTAACATCAACAACAGTATAAGAAAATGTCAGCAATAGATAACGCAAAGAAACATTTTGCAGAGCAAGATGTAAAAGTAATCGAAGTGCCTGAATGGGGTGATGAGAATAAACCTCTTAAAATATACAGTAAGCCATTAACGCTAGCTGAAACTTCTAAGCTCTATAAAATGAGTAAAGAAGATGATTTAACGATGATGGCTTATGTTCTTATTTACAAAGCATTAGATGAAAATGGAGATAAACTATTTGATTTAGCAGATAAAAATGCTTTATTGAATCATGTTGATAGAGAGATATTAGTTAGCGTAGCGACTCAGATTATGGGTCAAGAACCTATTGAGGACACGAAAAAAAACTAATAGAGGATACTAATTTATATGTGCAATATGCACTAGCTGAAAAACTCAATAAAACCTTACAAGAGATTCAACAAATTAGTGTCCAAGAATATCAAGGATGGATAGCTTACTTAGAGTTAGCTGAAGAGAAAAGAAACAATGGCAAATAAGAAAGTACAGTTTACATTAACAGCAATAGATAAGACTAAGGCAGCTTTTGATAAAGTTACTAAAGGTCTTAAGGGTGTTGGTGGTGTAGCTGCTGGTGTAACAAAAGGGGTGGCAAAAGTTGGTTTAGCTGCCACTGGTGCTGCAACTGCTTTAGCTGCATTAGTTAAAGTCAATGTAGACTTTATGGACAAGCTCGGTAAAACTGCTGATAAGTTAGGTATTGAGGTTGAGTTTTTACAAGCTATGAGGTTTGCTGCTGAACAAACTGGTGTAAAAGTAGAAGCTCTTGATATGGGTCTGCAAAGATTTATAAGAAGAGCTGCTGAAGCTGCTAAAGGCACTGGTGAAGCTAAAAGAGCTTTTGAGCAATTAGGAATTGAATTAAAAAATGATGATGGCACTTTAAGAGATGTCAGAGATGTTTTATTTGATGTTGCAGATGGGATTGAAAACACAACAAGTTCTGCTGAAAGAATAAGATTAGCATTTAAGTTTTTTGATTCTGAGGGTGTATCTTTAGTAACAACCCTAAAAGAAGGTGCTGATGGCTTAAGAGAGTTTGAAGAACAAGCAGAAAATCTTGGAATTATCATAAGTAGACAAAGTATAGCTAAAGCAGCAATGTTTGCTGATTCTTTAAATGTTCTTAAAAAACAAATACAAGCAATTACAGCAAATGTAAGTGCTGCATTTATTCCTGTTTTAGAAGATGTAGCAACAAAACTTGAAACCATATTAGCAGAGATGAAAGGTGGGGATGAAACATTTGAAAACTTTGGTAAAAGTTTAGCTGTAAGTATTCTTGAATTTATGAAATCTACATTTATAGGTTTCTTAAATTTTATTGATGGTATAGAAAAAAGAATTATTGAATTTTCACAAACAAAAATTGGAAAACAATTATTTGGTGATATGTTTGATGGAAATCAAAAATTGCAAGCAGAATTTGATACTACACTAGATTACTACAATGACTTGTTAGAAGCTCTAAAATCACCTGAGCAGTTTTATTTAGATGTATTTGCAGGAAAAGCATTTAAAAATGCAACAGAAATAAATGCAGAAATACAAAGAGTTGCTGTAACTTTATCAAATTTACGAGAACAATTATCAGCAGATAGCCCTGAAAATAATCCTTTTGTTCTAGCACTTGATGCAGCGATTCAACGTACTAAAGATTTTAATTTAGAATTAGAAAAACCAAAAAAAGTAGACCCGACAGGCGGTATGTCTGAATCAGTATCTAAATTTAGAGATAGTTTAGGTGCTACAAATGATGCAATATCTAATTTGACTATTAATACAATGAAAAAGTTTGAAGATACTTTGGTTGAAGGATTAAAGAATGGAAAACTTGCTTTTAAAGATTTTGCAAATTATGCAATTGAACAAATTATAAGAATAGCTTTACAAGAAGCAATATTAAAACCCTTTACAGGTGGAGTGGAATCATTCTTTAAAGGAATATTTGGCAAAAAAGCTCTTGGTGGCTCAGTAAATGCAGGTAAACCATATATGGTTGGTGAGTCAGGTAGAGAGTTATTTATACCAAATCAAGCAGGTCAAATAGTAAGCAACCAAGATTTAAAACAAATGGGAACAGCTCAAGCTGCACCTACAGTAAACTTTAATATATCAACAGTAGATGCTGCTGGATTTGACCAGTTACTAGCATCAAGAAAAGGATTAATAACATCAATCATAAACAATGCCATGAATAATCAAGGCAAGATGGGAGTCGTATAATGGCAGGACAATTTCCAACATCTCCTAATTTTAGAAGTTTAAATTTTAAAGATAATAGACCCACATTAATTAATCAGACTTTATCAGGTAAAAAACAAGTCAGGCAAATAGGTAGTCAATATTTTTCTTTTACAGTGCAAATGCCACCTTTACAACAAGAAAAGGCTCAAGAAGTATTTGCATTTTTACAAAAACAAAAAGGTTCTTTTGAGGACTTTACTATTCAAGCACCTCTAGATAATGTAGGTGCAAGTAGATTTGAAACAGATATATTAGTAAATGGCTCTCAATCAGCAGGAGATGCTTCTATTCAACTAGATGGTTTTGCATCAAGCACATCAGGTGCTTTAAAAGCTGGTGATTTAATTAAGTTTGCTAATCATAGTAAAGTCTATATGGTTCAATCAAATATTGATTCTTTAGGTGATGGTTCATTAACAGTTCTTATATCACCAAACCTAGTAGCATCTCTATCAGATAATGAAGCTGTTACTGTAAACAAACCTAGCTTTACTGTTTATTTAGAAAACAATGAGATTATGTATTCAACAGATGCTAGTGGTTTTTACAGTATTTCATTTGATGTTAGAGAGGTTATAACCTAATGCCTAGAAGTTTATCTACTGCTTTACAAACTCAAGTATCATCAACAGCAACTAAGACAGCTTTTTTAGTTGAGCTTAATTTATCATCTACTATCAGATTAACTGATTGGTATTCTAACGTAACTTATGATTCTAATAGCTATGAAGCTGGTGGTTCTTTCTTATCAGTCGACTCAATAACCGAAACAGGGCAATTAGAAGTTAATGAAATTACTATTGGTTTTTCAAATATTACAGACCAAGTAAGAAGTTTAGTACAAGATGGTTCTTTTACTGATAAAAAAGTAGATATTTATTTAGCTTATTTTAATGCAGATGAAACTATTGTCGGTGCTATAAATTATTTTACTGGTATTGTGAGGTCTGTATCTATTGATGAAAGTATAAATGGAACTGTTTTATCTATGATAGTTGCATCTCATTGGGCAAATTGGAATTTAACTAAAGGCAGGCATTATTCAGACGAATCTCAACAATCATTTAGTACAGGTGATAAAGGTATGGAGTTTGCGACTCAGGTTAAAACAGATGTAAGGTGGGGTAAGTAATGTCATTTTGGAGTGCAGTAGGAAAGTTTTTTTTAGATGTAGGTAAGGCTGTAGTTAGTTATGCTATAAATAATCCTGTTAGTTTTACATTGCAAGCAGCAACCTTGGTAGTAGGTGTTAAGGGTTTTATGCAAGCGAAACAAATGCTTGCCAAAGGTCAAGACATATTAGCTAACAAAACTTCTGCTGGTGGAAAAATTCCTGTCATATATGGAACTAGAAGAGTTGGTGCTCAGATTATCTATATGGATGTATCAGGGAATGATTCAAGAGATTTATATGTGGTCTATGCTTTATCAGTTGGTGAATGTGATGAAATACTAGGTAGGACTATTGAGCTTGATGGTAATCCTTTGACTGATTCAGCAAGATTTAGAGATGGTGGTTATATAGGTTCAGATAAAATATCTTCAGGTTCAGGTTCATTAAATACAGTTTCACAAAATGGTACTGGCATTGATGCAGGTGCTGGTCAATTTGGAACTAGTCCTACATCTAAATATAGATATGTTATGAATCTACATCATGGAGCTGCATCACAGACAGCAGACCCAATGCTTGTTGCTTCTATGCCTAACTGGACTTCAGCACATAAACTAAATGGTGTTTGTTATATAGCTGCTCATTATGGCTATGATAAAGAAGGTATATGGTCAGGAGTGCCACAACTAACAGTTCAAGTAAGAGGTAAGAAAGTTTATGACCCAAGAGATTCAGGTCAAACATTCGGAACTCCATCCACTTATGAATTTTCTGATAATCCAGCTTTATGCTTCCTTGACCTAATCTCCAACAATGAATATGGAAAAGGTTTAACAGCATCACAAATTAATATGACTACATTTAGCTCTGCTGCTAATGTTTGTGATACAGAGGTTGACCAGCCTCATTTTAATGGTTCAGCACAATCACTTACTTGGAGTGCAAATAGTGGTGATAACTTCTTTACTATTGCAGGAGCAAATGCCAATGAGGATTGGTGGCAAAACAAAATAGGTGAGCTATTAGATTTATTTGATGCTAATGGTAATGGTGTTATAGATGGCGATGAAATTATTGATGTGCAAAGAAGTGAATTTTTTGATTCTAATGAAGAATATATT